GGGGTTTACTCCAAAGGGGGTGCAAGTCCCCCAACCACCTGTATAAATATACAGTAAAAAAAGTATATGTTTTTTTGTCAAAAGTGTTGACAATAGGTCAAATATGCTTAAAATAATAAGTATGAAAAATAAAAAACAAGACGGCAAAATGACAAAAGCTGAATTAGAGAAAGCTATCAGACAGCTAGAAAAGATTAGAAATAATCAAGCAGTCTGGAATACATTTAACAAGCATATGAAAGGTGCAGTAATGTATAGGCTAGGCAAGTTCAGAAGATTGCTCAGACAAAAGTAAGCTGTACAAAAATTATACAGGGGGGTTAGCAGACTAGCTCTGCCTGTCAGCGCTCTGACCCATATTCATGTACTACTTTGAAAAATTTTGAACCTATAAAAAGACGCCAACAGCTGCATCATTTATGATGCACACAAAAATTATGCTTGACATCTTGGTCACTTTTTGGTATAATTCATTTATGGCAAAGAATCAAATATCTACAAGAATCAGCCCAGAGGGACTAGAAATCGCTAATGCATATTTAGAACTTGGTAGTATACCTGCCGTATGCGCTAGATTATCTATTGACGAGGCAAAAGCATCAGAATATCTAGCTAAAAGAGAAGTTAAACAATATGTAGACCAAGTGTATCTAGATACTGGTTATAGAAACCGATTTAAATTAGCAGATACATTAGATACTCTTATAGATAAGAAAATAGAAGAAGCAGAAGAAAGTCAAATTTATACTAATAAAGATTTAGCAGACCTTGTAGGAATGGCACACAAAATTCGTATGGACGAACTCAAAGCTCAAACAGAACTAGAAAAAGCAAAAGCAGCAAACATAAAAAGTCAAACAAATGTACAGATTAATAGTGGAGAGCTACCTTTTGGACAAGGAAACTATGGTGAGCTTATGAAAAAACTTCTGAAAGAAAAATAATGAACATTTGGAATCTAATAGCACAAGTAGGTGCACCAATAGCAGGAGCACTTGTTATGGGTATGTTTATATTTGTAATTATGAAACAAATCTTTGGAGGAGTTGTAAATCAGGTAAAAACTCTTGAAGGATTTTGTAACAGTCTTATAACTAGAATTAAAACTATGAATAACGATATAATTAGATTAGATACTAGTGTAAGCTCTGCTCTTGACCTTACACCAGATTTAGATAGAATAGCTAGAGCGGAAAATTTTATAGAAGATGGAAAGTTAGATGTCAGGCGTGATTGATGCCATACAACAGTTTGGGTTTCCAATTGTTGCTATGGTTGGACTTGGATACTTTGTATACTATGTGTGGATAACAATTACAAAAGTAATACAACCAGCAATAAAAAGTATGCATATCACGTTAATAAAACTAATAGACCAAATTCGTATGCTTGATAACGATATGATTCGTTTACAGCAAAAGGTAAACACAGTTTTACAGATGAAAGAGAATGAACGAAAGAAAAATAAATAACCGACTATCTAATGTAGTAATAGGTACTATACTTATATTAATGAGTATTATTTTTGTTGCAGAACTAAATGCAACAGAAATAGTACATAAGTTTTCTAATCCAAGTTTTAGCGGAATCAATCAATCCGCACATTATTTAACAATAGATGAGCAAGAAAGAACTCGTAAAGAAAAAATCAGAGCAGATGCCCAAGAAGCATTAGAAGATGCTCAAAGAGAAGCAGAGAATACAACACTAGCTAAGTTCCTCAGAAACTTAGAATCAAGGATATATTCAACACTTGCAAAAGATATATCTGAATCCTTATTTAACTATGACAACCCCGCCTCTTCTGAAAATCCAATATATGGAGAAATAGAACTAGAAGGCAATATTATTCAATGGTTAAATAACGGCACAACAATCACTCTTACCATTATTGAAATGGCAGATGGAGTAGAAATTTCTAGAACTACAATAACAATACCAGTTGGAAGTTTCGGTGGTTGCGTTGTAGACTGTGGCTAAATATTTAATAATCGCACTATTATTACAAGGTTGCGCAAGTATTGGTATGCAACAATATCATTCAAACTGCGTAGATGGACTACTATGTGTAAAAGGCCCAGTATTAGAACCTAGTACAACAAAACAACTTTTAGATTTACCGATACCCAATCAAAAAACTGTAGTCGCAGTTTATGCATTTCCAGATTTAACAGGACAAAGAAAGTCAAGTGATAATATTGCGAGTTTTAGTACTGCTGTTACACAAGGAGCAGAACACATATTAATTGAGGCACTTCGTGATGCGGGTAGAGGTAACTGGTTTGCAGTTGTTGAAAGAAGTGGATTAGACCATGTAACAAAAGAAAGGCAACTTGTAAGAAGTACTTTTGAAAGTTACAATAAAGGTGCAGACGGTAAAACAATATTAAAACCACTAATATATGCAGGAATGTTAATAGAAGGCGGTATAATTGCATACGATACAAATTTAAAAACAGGCGGTACTGGTGCAAGATATCTAGGCATAGGTATGAAAAACCAATATCGTGAGGACAAAGTAACTGTCGTCCTTAGAGCTGTACTAGTGCAAACTGGTGAGGTACTCTTAAATGTAACAGCTACAAAAACGATATTATCTACCGGAGGTGGAGGCGACGTGTTCCGATTCATAGAAATGGGAACAGAGTTAGTTGAACTTGAAAGTGGATATTCGGAAAACGAGGCAGTTGGATACGCCGTGCGTGCCGCTATAGAAGCAGGTGTGTATGGTTTAGTTATGCAGGGCCTTGAAAAAGAAGTTTGGGATTTTGATTATTCCAAACTGAGAGAGGAAAAGAAATGAGAAAGATACTAGGACTATTCGCGATATGTCTATCTTTTGGAGCATTTGCAGGAAACAATGATATTTATATCACTCAGACTGGTACAGGTTTAACACTTACTATTGACCAAATAGGTGCTACTAATACAGTTGGTACCTCTAGTTCAAGAGTAACCTTATCAGGCACTTCCATGACTTTAGATATTGACCAGATTGGAGACTCTAACTCCTTTCTCGCCAGTATACTACAGGGCAACTCATCAAGTTGGGATTGGTTAGTAACGGGAGATAGCAATACAGGAACCTTTACTGTTGGTGGAACAGGTGATGTGCAAAACTCAGATTTTGATTATACTGCAACTGGTGACAGTAACATATTTAGTTGGACACAAGGTGCAGCTGCTACAGCTACTGGAGGTAATCAAGATTTTTCAATCACTGGTACTTCTAACGAATACACAGGTATTTGTGAGGTAGTTGGTTGTATAAACAACTGGACTATTAGTGGAAACAGTAATGACATTACTACTACACAAACAGGTTCAGCTGACCACCAGATAACAGCAACGTTAACTGGTAATTCAAATACTGTAACTATTGACCAAACTGATACTGCATCAACAAATGTTGTAAATTTAATTGCAACAACTACAAATGGAACAATAGACGTTGACCAATGCGCTTCTGGCTGTTAATACTTTTAGTAGGAACAATCAGTGCGTCCGAAATAGGAGGAATATCTGAGTTAACAGGAAACGGAGAGATAACTAGAGTAGACTCTAGTGAAGCACTCACCGCAGAACTAAACTCAGATATTTTCTCTTATGATGATGTAAGAACAGGCAAAGGAAGACTTGCCATTCAGTTTCTAGATGACTCTGTAGTAAAGCTTACAGAACATTCAAAATTAATTATAGATGAATATATTTTTGACCCAGACCCAAGTAAAAGTAAAATGGCTCTTAACATGGCTTCTGGAACTGCTCGTTTTATTACTGGCAAACTTGGAAAGATTAACAAACAAAATATTTCCATTAAAACACCAACAGCTACGATAGGTATTCGTGGCACAGATTTTACAACTACTGTAGATGAACTAGGAAGAAGTTTAGTTATACTTTTACCAAACGAAGACGGAACTTCATCAGGAGAGATAACTGTAACAACAGCATCTGGAGTAGAGATACTTAATGAGCCTTTTCAGGCAACAATGGTATCAGCGTGGGAAACACCACCAACAAGACCAGTAACTCTGGCAAATATGACTCTTGGGTTGATTGATAATATGCTAATTATTAGCAGACCTCAAGAGGTAGAACAAGCAGTAGAAGAACAACAAACAGGTACTTCACCTACTGCAGAACTAGATAAAGATTTCTTTGAAGACGCACCAGATTTAAATTGTGATGCGCTTATAGAAGAATGTGATGAAGAAGATAAAGAAATCACTAGACTAGACATTGATTTATTATCTATAGACTTACTAGTAGATTTATTAGCATTAGTAGAAACAGCTAGTAAGAAAGCAAAAAGTCAACAAACTACTACTATTAGTAATGTAGAGTTAACAGGTATTATTGCAGGTTTTGACCCAGTATATCAAACTTTTACATTTGTTGAAGATGGACTTCTTTATTTTGTACATGAAGGAGTAAATAGATACGATATAGGAATAGATACAGATGCAGGAACATACTTATATATAAATAATGCAGGAGTAATAATGGAGGTAGAAATAAATGGTGCGGGCGATAATGTTATTATCATTAATCAGTCTCCCTAGTTTTGCTGGAGACAATAGTCTTACTATAAAAACTAAAGGAACTGGTACTTCTATTACTGCCAAACAAGTTGGTAATGGTAATGAAAGTCATATACTATGTGGAGCAAACTCAAGTGGTTCATTTCCAGATACTACATATACTTCACACACTTGCGGAAGTGCAACACTTAATACTACCGTAATAGGGAATAGTAATACTACTAGACTTTATACTGTATGGTCAAATAATCTGGATAATAATTATACTATTAGTATAGACGGAGATGATAACTTTGCTTGGCTAGACCAAGATGAAGACGATAATACCTCTACAATTACTCAAACAGGAAACGACAATCATGCAGAACAGCTTGGTAGTGGTGATGATAACACATTCTCCATAGTACAAACAGGCAACGATAAATATGTAAAAATACTAGATTTTGGAGACAATGGAAATAAAAGTGTTACTCAATCTGGCACAGGTTTACACAACGCATATCTTTATAACAACGGTGGTGGGCACTATAATCAGGTAACTTTAATTCAATCAGGTTCTGGAAATAAAGACGCAGATATATTCTTTTACAACGGAGACAATAATGAACTTGACTTAACACAATCTGGAGCAGGGGCTCATGTCGCAAACATAAAATTTTATACCAGTAACTATAATGTAAATGTTACTCAATCAGGAGCAACAAATCAATCATACACTGCAACTTTTAACTGTACACAAAATTGTACAAAAACTATAACAATAACACAAGAATGATAGAATACGCACTAATAGCAGACTTTAACTTTGCACAAATAAAAGAAGACTCGGCAAGAATAGACTCATATTTAGAAAGTCAAAAAATAGAATTTGTAATAGATGAACCAGTAGATGACCAAGTTAAACAGTATGTTCTTTGGACTTTAGGAGACATCTATACAACACACAGAGCTATGGAAACAACTTCCGCAAAAGAAGAAAATCCCTTTCTATCTAGTAATCCTGAGTTACATGAACTAATACGACATAAAATAGTATCACACATTTTTTTAACAGAACTAGGTTGGTTTGACACAAAACAACCAGAAAACTTAGTTATTTTAAACACTTTAGGCTGGGCAGTTGTATTTAACAATTACGATATATTATATGATAAATAAAACACTTACTTTAATTTTTGCACTAGCATTATTTATATGGAATCCTTATCCAATGCAAATTTTAGAGCTTAAAACATTTGATTGGTTAATGTTATCACAACCAAAAATCCAAAATGAAAATATACTTATAGTAGACTTAGATGAAGAAATAGTAGAGGCCTATGGAGGATACCCTTTGCCTCGTTCTTTATTTGCGTCTATGATAGAGAGAACAGAAGGCATTCCTGGATTTACTATCTTGATGCCCGACCCAGATTTACGAGATAAAAATAATGACACTATATTAGCAATGTCTTTATTAGATAATCCAACCGTGTTAGCTTATGCAGCTTCAACACAAGCAACTGAAAAAGGTGCTCATGTGGGTACTGCTCAGTTAGGAGAAGACCCAATACCATGGCTATTAAACTATCCAGGAATTTTAAGACAACTACCAATTTTACAAGTAAACGCAGAAGGCGTAGGATTAATAAACTCCTCCCCAGAAGTAGACGGCGTCGTAAGACGTATGCCCGTAGTCGTCGCAAGCAAAGATAAAATATTTCCTTCATTTAGTTTAGAGATGTTAAGACTTGCAGTTGGTGACCCCAGCTATCAAATTAAGACTAATGAAGTAGGAGTAGAGTGGTTAAGAATACCAAACTACCCACTTATAAATACAGACTCAAACGGAAGAATATGGATAAATACTAATATAAATTTTTACAAACAAACTGCAGCTGAATACATGACAGACCCAATACCAGCGCCCTTTGTTATATTTGGAGTTACAGCAGAAGGAGTAGTTAACCCTGTTCCAACTGCCTCAGGAGCAAAGTATCCCCATGAGATACAAGCAAATGTACTTCATAATCTAATTGAAGGTACCGCACCCTCAATTCCCAACTGGAGTAGTGGAGCAGAGCTGGGAGCTGCAGTCTTGGCTTTGCTCTTTCTTTTACTTACAGCAAGTAGAATCTATTTAAGTATACCTGCTCTACTCCTAGTTATTGGAGGTTCAATATATGGAGCCATATATGCTTTTGAATCTTCTTATTTGTTTGACGTTTCTGGGATTATTTTAATCTCCTTTTTATTCTGGAGTATTGAAAGTTTCCGTAATTTTGCAAAGACCTATTTTGAGAAATTACAAATTAAACAACAATTTGGAACGTATGTAAGTCCTGACTTAGTAAAAAAATTACAAGATGACCCAACATTACTGAGGTTGGGTGGGGAGACAAAACGACTAACTTTTCTTTTTTCTGATATTCGGGGATTCACACCAATCTCAGAAAAATATCAAAAAAATCCTCAAGGACTCACACAACTTATTAATAGATTTCTTGATAATCAAACACAAATCATACTAAAACATGGTGGTACTATTGATAAATATATGGGAGACTGTATCATGGCATTTTGGGGTGCACCGCTTGATGACAATAATCAGGTAGAGAATGCAACCAAGGCGGTTCTTGAAATGAATGAATCACTAGGAGAACTAAATGAAAGACTCAGAGAAGAAGGCTTGGATACGATTAATACAGGAGCGGGAATCAACACAGGACTCTGTGTGGTGGGCAACTTTGGTTCTAGCAATCGCTTTGACTACTCTGTACTTGGCGACAGCGTTAATCTCGCAGCCCGTTTAGAGTCAAGTTGCAAAGATTATGATACCGATTTAATTATTTCAGAATATAGTTTACTTGATGATTATGATTACGAGTTTCTAGACGAAGTAAAGGTTAAAGGCAAGTCAGAGCCCGTTAAAATCTATACCATACGAAAATAGGTCTTGACAATTTTGCTTAGTTTTGATATAATTACAATCATAAGAAGAAAAATCTTCAAGAAAAGAAAGGAATAAGCATGGAGGCCAAACAAGTAGCTGCAGAGTTAGAAAAATATAAAGCTGTGAGCGCAGAGAGATGGAAAACTGCGTTTAACAGGTTTGATGCCATAGACCAACAAGTAGGTAGATTAGAAACTATACTTATTGGAGCTGCTGGAGCAATAATTGCAGGTGGCTGCGGTGTATTATGGACTATACTATCTATGCACTCATAGGAGAAAAAATGGAATCAGGATATAAAACCAAAGATATGAAAGCAGAAGTTAAAAAAGAACTTCCTATCTATCAAAAACGACAACATTGGTGTTTCAAATTAGATGGAGTATTACATAAGTTACCAACTAAAAAAGAAGCAGAAAAACAATATCTAGCACTAACTAAATGAATACTTTTCAAGCAGCATTTCAAAAAGCACTAGATAATAATGAGGGAAACCCTCAACTAGCACAAACAATTAAACATTCATTAGGAAAAAAGTGGAAAAGAAAAAAAGTCACGAAGAAAGATGGAAGATATGTCAAAAGTGTCCGCACTTAGAAAAGCGTTGGAAGTTTTGTAGAATCTGTCTTTGTTTTATGCCCCTCAAAACTAAGTTGCGATGGGCGGAGTGTCCTGACGAGCCCCCTCGTTGGACATAGGAGCACTACTATGGCATTAACTGCTAAACAAAAGAAATTACCTAAAGCTTTGCAACAGGCTATTTTAAAGAGCCAAAAGAAAAAAGGTATGGGTAAGAAAAAGAAAAAGAAAAAAGGTGGTAAAAAGAGACGGTCAAGAGGTTAATATTATACCTGAGTACATGACTTGGTTATGGTACTTTAGAAAGATAAAAAAAGTTTGTCCTTGGTCGTATAAATCATTTATCGCAGGGACTACAAGAATAATTCCCTTTGATGAGAAAGAAATGTTACTTTCTGAACAAAACTGGGAAAAACAACCCTGGGAGGTGATAGTCTACCTGATGGGTGATGACCTAACTCTTGAAGAGATTGATAATATAGTGGCATTTAGAAATGAAAGCCAAGAGAAATGCGAATACCTATGGTCTCACCCATCTTTTTCTAAGGGTGGAAAGAATCAAACACATGTGCCTGTAATTATACAGCAAGATAAAGCAAAACTATTGAAACTGAGAAATGCGAAAAAGATGGTCTCTAAAAAGAAAAAGAAAGATTAATTGCAGAAATCCAAGAGGATTTTCTCAGAAACAATACTGCGCTAGACAAAGAAGGGGAGGCAAGTATAAAAGTGCCCGTAAGAAAAGTTAAAGGCGGATATAGATTCGGTAGAACAGGAAAGATTCATAGAACTAAGAAAGCTGCTGACAGACAAGCAAGAGCAATATACGCATCAGGTTATGGTAAGAAAAAAACGAGACCCAAAAAAAGGAACAGGAAAAAAGCCAAAAGGTAGCGGCAGAAGACTTTATACTGACGAGAATCCAAAAGATACTGTCAGAATTAAGTTTGCTACTGCAAAAGACGCACGAGCTACAGTACGAAAAGTTAAGAGAGTTCGTAAATCTTACGCAAGAAAAATACAAATACTAACAGTAGGTGAACAAAGAGCAAGAGTGATGGGAAAGAAAACAGTCGCATCAATCTTCAAGTCTGCAAAAGCAGGATTAAGGAGAGCACATGGTCGTAAGAAGAAGAAAAAGAAAGGCCGCTAAAAAGAGACCAGTACCAACAAACCCAACTCTTTACGCTAGAGTAAAGGCTGAGGCAAAGAGAAAGTTTAAAGTATACCCTTCCGCATATGCAAATGGGTGGTTAGTAAGAACATACAAAAAACGTGGCGGACGTTTTAGAATGGGAGTAAAGAAACGATGATAGATTATATCAAAGAAACCTTCCTTCAGTTTTGGAATATTCTTTCGGGAAAGGATAAAAACTGGGACGGCTCTGTTGACATCAAAGATAAAATGATAGAAGCAGAAGAAAAAGTAAAAAATGGCTAAGTATCAAGGCGGACTAACTAAATGGTTTAAAGAAGGTTGGGTAGATATATCCAGGCCTAGAAAAGGCGGCGGTTATCAGCCTTGTGGCAGAAAATCTGCAAGAAAAAGCAAAAGAGGATATCCTAAATGTGTCCCTGCTAGTAAAGCTAGACGAATGACTAAATCACAAATTCGTTCTGCTGTGCGAAGAAAAAGAGCAGCCGGTAATCCAGGAGGAAAGCCAACAAATGTTGCTACTTTTGCTAAGAGGGGTAGAAAGAAAAAAAGAACTACCAGAAGCAGACGCAGAAGATAATCCTAAAAAGGAAACCATGAAAGAAAACTTAGTATATGAAATACTTGGTGTTGTGTCCATGTCAATAAGACTAAAAAGAACAATAGAAGATAAGATTTCTTGGGGGATTCAGCTTCGTGAGTTGCTTCAACTCCCAAAAAGCAAAGCTAACAGCAATATTGTTAGAGAATATTTAAAAGATGGCACTCAATAAGCGAAAACACGCATCATTTTTACGAAATAAACATGTTTATAAATCACCAGGGCCTGCTAGAAAAGCGGCAACAAGACTGGGATTAAAAGGCATACATGCTCATGGCAGAGGTAAAGCCAAGAGATTTATGCCAGGAAGCTCTCATAAAGCATACAAAAATGCATTGAGAAAGAAAAGGAGAAAATAAATGGCAGGTAAATTTTTAAGCGGACCAAGTATTCACAATACTCAAAAAATCCGTAAGCATGTTCTCAAAAGAGGACTAACAAGAGATATGAATGCAGCTGCAGGAACTTTAGTAAATACTAAAAATCCTAATGGCATAGAAGCATTTAGATATGCTGCTGCACCAAAGGGCATAGGCCCACGTTTTGGCAAAACTAAAAATCCACCAAAAGCAAGATTTCCCGGAAGGAGAAGAAGAAGATAGATATTTATAATAAATTTCATACTTTAATGAAATCAGGTAGATTACCTAAAGTTTGTAAGATAGCAGGAATAGATAATGGCACTAACAAAAGCAGAAAAGGCAAGATTAAAAAGAGTAGGGTTAACAAGGTTAAATAAACCAAAAAGAACACCTAATCATAAAACTAAAAAAGCTGTTGTTGCTACAAGAGTTGGTGGCAAGGTAAAAATTATTCGTTTTGGAGCACAAGGTATGGGGCATAACTATAGCCCCGAAGCCAGAAGAAGTTTCAAGGCTAGACACAGAAGAAATATTGCAAAAGGCAAATCTTCTGCAGCTTGGTGGGCAAATAAAGTCTTCTGGGCTGGAAAAGGCGGTAGTACAAAAAGACCACCAAAATCACAAAAACGTAAATTCGGAAAGTAATATGGCACACCCACCAAAAGTAATAGATAGAAGAGTAGCATGGCTTGATGGAGTATCTTTAGAAGCAGTAGAAATACTTGCAAAAATACAACATGAAGCCATCAACGGAGGAACTTTGTCAGAGCATCAGAAAAATATGACTGAGCTTTGTAGTGGTTACTTATATCTACTAAGACTATCTAAAGATTACGGACTTTTTGATTCAGACGACCCATTTAACTTATTTGAGAAAGAGACCTTACATTGATAGAAATTAGTCGTTCGGATATAGTTTCAGACTATTTGATGAACTATGAAACAGAAGAAAGATTTATTAAACTACCCATTGAAGGGTATCTTGACTTACTAGGTATAAAACCTAACACTTCACAATCAGCATTGATCAATGCAATCAATAATACAAAATATCGTTTTGTCTGTGCAGCAGTGGCTCGTCGTCAAGGCAAAACTTATATTTCAAATATAATCGGACAACTTATTTGTCTAGTCCCCAACAGTCATGTATTACTCATGTCGCCTAACTACTCATTATCACAAATATCATTTGACTTACAGAGAAATCTCATAAAGCATTTTGATTTAGAAGTCACAAGAGATAATGCAAAAGACAAAGTAATAGAACTATCAAATCAATCAACAATTCGTATGGGTTCAATCAATCAGGTTGACTCTGTTGTTGGTAGAAGCTATGACTTAATTATTTTTGACGAAGCAGCACTAACAGATGGCAGAGATGCTTTCAATGTAGCACTAAGACCTACACTAGATAAAGATAACTCAAAAGCAATATTTATATCTACTCCAAGGGGTAGAAATAATTACTTTGCAGAATTTTACTATCGTGGATATAGCGACGAGTTTCCAGAGTGGTGTAGTATAAAAGCTACTTGGCATGAAAATCCAAGAGTGTCAGAACAAGATATTAAAGAAGCAAAAAAGACAATGTCGGAGTCAGAATTTAATCAAGAATACTTAGCAGACTTTAATGTATTTGAGGGTCAAATCTGGACATTTAATCATGAACAATGCACAGCAGATTTATCAGAACTTGATACTAGAAACATGGACGTATTTGCAGGACTTGATGT